AGCAGAGGATAAAGATTACTTTGATGTAGAGTTAGAAAATTTTAGATCACAAGAATGGGATAGAAGATTAAATGGTGTATGGTTCATGAATAATGGAACAGCAGAATACCTTACTGGTATGCATTATTTGTTTTTAAATTGGTGGAAAATAGACATAGGCTATCCAAATTTTAGAAAAGTTGATCAAGAATATTTTTATTTTTTACAATCATGTATAGATAACCCTGAGTGTTTAGGCATGATAGAATTGACAAAACGTAGACAGGGAAAAACAGTAAGAGCGGGTGTTTTTATGTTTGATTTAATATCAAGGTCAAAAAACAAAAATGGTGGTATACAGTCTAAAACTGCAAGTGATGCTAAAAACAATGTTTTTGCTAAGTCAATTGTGGGGCCTTTTAAAAAACTACCAGATTTTTTTAGACCTGTTTACGATCAGTCAAAAGGGGTCACCCCAACTTCAGAATTAAGATTTTATAGAACAACTAAGCGTGGGCGAAAGTCGCTTGAGGACTTAGGAAAACCAGAACTTGAATCACAAATAGATTGGAAGAGTTCAGATAAATATGCATATGATGGAACAAAATTACACAGATACCTTGGTGACGAGGTTGGAAAAACTATGGAAGTGGATGTCTGGGAAAGGCACAATGTTGTACGTTTCTGTTCGGAACTGGATGGCTCGTACATTGGAAAACTACTTTACACAACCACTGTTGAGGAAATGGAATCAGGTGGTGAGCAGTTTAAAAGGTTATGGAACTCTAGTAATCAGGAGGATAGAAATGTACATGGTAGAACTCCCAGTGGATTATTTCGATTCTTTACTCCCGCATACAAAACCTTATACTTTGACAAGTATGGTCATGCAGATGAGCAACGTGCTAAGGAGTATTATCTGGCTGAACGTGCAAATCTTGTCAATGATGATCGTGCTATGTCTAGTATTATTAGGAGGAATCCGTTCACTATTGAAGAGGCTTTTAGAATAGATGGAGAGAGATCTTTATTTAACGCAATGAAATTAAACGATCAAATAGATCGTGTATCCTGGAATGAAAATTTATATACACAGGGTAATTTTGAATGGGTAGGTGACAGAGAAACAGGTCATGTAGAATTTAAGCCAATGTCAAACGGAAGATTTAAGGTATCATATTTGTTTGATGATTTTAAGGATGCTAATAATGTTATAAAAAGGGGTAAAAATTATTATCCAACAAAAAAAGGTGAGTTTACAATGGGGTGTGACCCATATGATCATGACAGTACTGTAGACCAAAGAAGGTCTAACGGAGCGTTCTATGTATACAAGAAACACAACTCAGTATCAAATTTTTATGACAGTTCATTCATAGTTGAATATATTTACCGACCAAGTACCGCAAGACAATTTTACGAAGATGTTTTAAAGTGCTGTCACTATTATTCATGTGATCTTCTTTTTGAAGATAACAAAATAGGTATAAAAAATTATTTTGAAGATCGGGGTTATTCTGCCTTCTTAATGTATTTACCTGGTAGTGCTAAACCTGGGATGAGTGGATCTGTGAAGACACATCAGCAAATTGCAGAAGTAACTGAAGACTATATAGAAACAAATGTAGATAAGGTTTGCTTTCCAGAACTGTTAAAAGACTGGTTAGAATTTGATATAAGTAAAACAACAAAATTTGATGCGGCAATGGCAGCAGGATATACACTTATAGCAGATAAAAATATACTTTTAAAAAATTACCTGACAAAAGGAAATTTAGTAGAAGCAAAAAATATGTTTAAAAAGTTTAAGGTAGGATGATAAAACACACAGAAAAAGCAAACTATCCAAACCATAATATTGACCCTTCTCAAAAGGGTAAGGATTGGTGTTTGTCATACGCTAAAGCAGCGTGGTCAGATTATACACAACATGGAACCCAATCATTTCATAATAATAGAGGTACATATGCTAAGGTAAAAGACTACGCACAAGGAAATCAATCTATTAACAAATATAAATCATTGTTAAATGTTGATGAAGCGGATAACGAAAGTTGGTTTGCTATAGACTGGACTGTTTTACCAATAGTTCCAAAATTTAGACGAATTGCATTAGGAAAACTTAGTAAAACAGAATATAATATTACAGCCACACCAATAGATTCATTGGCTCAGTCTGATATAGAAATGTATTATAAAAATACAAAGGCTAAAATGGATTTGAGAAACATGGCTGCTAAAACCATGCCTGGCATGGAAAACTTTAGTGCTTTAAAGGCCAAACCTAAGGAGCCTCGCAATGATGAGGAGTTAGATATGCATATGGCCTACACATATAAGCATAATGCGTCAATTGAAATGGAGCAAGGAATTGACCTCATCTTTCATACAAATGATATGGAAGAAAAGCGTAAGCAAATAAATGAGTGTTTGTTTGATTTTGGTGTAGCGGGTTACAAAGAATATATAGATAGTAACGGAGCAGTTAAAATAAGAGTAATAAATCCAGGCAAGTTATTAGTATCACATTGTAATAAAAGAGATTTTACTGATAAAATACATGTTGGAGAAATTACTGAGATGTCTATTTCAGATTTAAAGCAAAGAGCGGGAAATCAATTTAACGAAAAAGAATATCAAGATATTGCAGACAGGTTTTCTGGTAGACAAGGAGACACTAAAATGTTTCCAAGTAACAAGAAACATTACAAGCATTATGATGACAGAAAAATATTAGTTTTAGATATAGAATTTTTCTCAGTAGACCAAATGGTTCATGAGTCTAGAACAGATAGAAGAGGTAACAAGAGGTTTGGTAGAGCAGGTTATAATAGTTATAACAAGAAAAAAAAGAAATTTATCAGATCATCTTTTAAAACAGTATATAAAATATCTTGGATAGTTGATTCTGAGTATTGTTTTGATTACGGTTTATGTTCTGATATGAAGAGAGTTAAATCAAATTTAATGGATACAGATTTATCTTACCATTTGTTTGCTCCAGATTTTCATAACATGAAGCCATTAGGCATAATGGAACAATTAATTCCAATTGCTGATCAAATACAAATATCATGGTATAGGCTACAAAACACAATAAACCAAGCACGTCCAAAAGGTATTATGATTGAACTTGGTGCCTTAGAGGATATCCCACTAGGAGCAGGAGGTCAGCAAATGAAGCCTATGGATGTTATCGATTTATTCAATAAGACAGGTACCCTTGTATATAGAAAAAACGATATAGGAGGTAAACCAACCAATTATAAGCCTATTGAAGAATTAGAAAACGGACTAGGTCGAGACGCTATGACTTACTACCAGGTCATTCAAAATAATATTGAAATGATTAGGCAGATAACAGGTTTAAATGAGTTTACAGATGGATCTACTCCAGACGCAAGATCATTGACAACTACTGCTAAATTGGCTGCCCAAGCAACTAATAATGCATTGGCACATATAGAACAAGGAGAAAGAAGATTGTTAGAAAGACTTGCCTCAGCGGTTATAGTTAGGCTGCAAGATTCAGTAAAGAAAAGACCTATAGAAGGTTATATAAGATCTTTAGGTAAAAACACAATGGAGTTTTTCAAAATGACCGAAACTGTCTCTAAACATGAGTTTGGTGTAAAGATAGAGGATAGGCCTACAGAAGAACAAAAAGCCAGACTTATGCAGATATTACAGGCAAGTGTTGCACAAGGTCAAGTTGACTTTGAAGATGCGGTGTTTATTGAGCAAATAACAAATTTAAAACAGGCTCAACAAGTTTTAGCATATCGTATTAAAAAGAAGCGAGAAGAGGCTCAACAGCAAGCAATGGAGCAGCAAGAGAAAAACGGACAGATTCAAATGCAATCTGCTCAATCTGCTGAACAGTCTAAGCAACAAACTTTGCAAATGGAAATGCAGGCTAAAATGCAGATGGAGAAACTAAAAGCGGAACTACAGTCTCAACTGCAAAAAGAGAAATATCAGTTTGAATTAGAGTTAGCGGGTATGAGAGAACAAGGTTCAAGCGAAAGAAGTTTAATGGACAATTTACCAACAAAAGAGGCTTTTATGGCGGGTATGCAGGAGCAACCAGAAGAAGCACCAGTACCTGGAGGAATGCCTCAACAGCAATAAATAAATTAAAACAAAACACAAACAATTATGGAAGAAGAATTCGATTTATCAGAAGTCAAAGTCGTTGACGAAAATGGTGAGGCTCAACCTGTGGAAACTTCACAAGAAGAAGAACAACCAAACGAAGCGTTAAAAGAGGCTGCTGATGATTTAGCAAAAGAAACAGAGGTAGAAGATACCTCCGAAGAGCAAACAGAGGTAAAAGAAGAGCCTAAAGCAGAAGAACCTGCGGCTCAGGAAGAAACTGCTGAAGAATCTGTAGAGGAAACTTCAGAAAGCAATCTACAA